AATAGAGCGATTTTAGAAATAAAATATGTTGGGAAAAAAGAGGCACAATGTATTTTAATTGATTCTCATGACCATTTATACGCTACTGACCATTGCATATTAACACACAATACCTTATCTTCAATACTTTATGTCGAAATGAATGGTTTTGAAAAGGTTATTGTTATTACACCCAATTCACTAAAGTACAACTATGCCAATGAGGTTGAAAAATTCACAAAAAGCACATATTATGTTGTGAATTCAAAAAAGAATAAATGTGATGTTGAGCATGCAAAATATGTCATAGTGAATTATGACTATTTTAATTCAAGTAATCAACAGAAATTCTTGGCAAAATGGAAAAAGTTAAAAATTGATAGAATCGATGCTGTTATTTGTGACGAATCTCAAAAATTAAAGAACACCAAGGCAAATACATATAAGAATTTTAAAAGAACTTTCAATAAATCAATATTTAATGGTGATAAGATAAGTAAGATTTTCTTATCGGGTACACCTGCACCAAACAGAGCATTTGAGTTATACACAGTTTTAAATCAAATTTCACCTACAGATTTTCCAACAAAAAAGAATTTTTATGAATACTATTGTGGTATGTCGTATGATTATAATGGTGGTTGGGGATACATTACAGATAGTGCAGAACAAAAATTGGAAGAACTTTATCATAAAATTGCGCCATATACTCATAGAAAGAGAAAGTTCGAAGTATTGACTGATTTACCAGATAAAATATATCAGCGATTAATTCTTGAAATGGATGAGCGTGAGTTTGCAGTTTACAATGAAATTGAAGCTGGTGTAGCAAATGAGTTTCTTGAACATCCGACACGTAATCCACTAACAATAATGCTCCGTTTAAGGCAATATACTGCTTCATTGAAGGTTAAACACATTATCGAACTTGTTGAAAACATTCTTGAAACTGGTGAGAAAGTGGTAATAGTTGATTTTTTCAAGGATGCGCTATATCAATTAAAAGAAAAACTTGGTGACGTGGCAGCACTTCATACTGGCGACCAAGGAGATGAGGAAAGAGCAGATATTGTTAAGAAATTCCAAGACCCAAAAAGTGACTTAAAAGTATTTTTAGGTAGTATTCAGACTTGTGGTTATGGATTGACACTTACTGCAGCAAGCAAACTATTCATTATCACTCTACCTTATTCAGTCGGTGACTATGACCAAGTGAGTGACAGGTTGCATCGTATCGGACAAAAGGATGTGGTTAACATATATCCGGCAATATTCCCGGACACTATTGATGACTATGTTTATTCATCAATCGAAAGCAAACGGAAAGAAATTGTCAAAGTTATTGACAATGAAGATTATAAATCAAATGTAACTGAATCGGTATTAACGGAAGTAATACAAAAAATAAAAGAAAAACATAAAAAATAAATCATGGAGTTAAACAAATTAGAAATTTTAGGGGAAATTAAAGCCTTTCTTGAAGGATACAACAATGACTTAAAGTACTTAGTGAATGTGGAAACAGACCCAACAACTAATGTTGCGGAATGTGTTATTCATGAACCGGGTAAAGAACCTAAAATTATTAAAGCAACATACGAACCATTTATGTATATGAAGGATTTGTCGAAGCATAATATTGAATTATATGCTGGCAAGTCAGATACTATGAAAGAAAGTAAAAGGGTTAAATATGGTGTTACAATCACCAAATTAAAAACTGGAAATCAAAAAAGACTTGTCGATGGTTATTGTTATAAGTTAACAAGCCGTTATTCGTATAATTCAATTATGAATTATTTGAAAGATGGCGGTATTGACCCGTATGAAAAAGCTAAAGACAATGAAGACAGGTTCATTAAAGATAAAAAGGGTGATTATGTCTTTTTATATCGTGATTTATTTTACGCTCCAAGGGTTACTGAGCAATTTTTCATATCTAATCGCACAAGGTTGTATAAGGGATATGAAGAATATAAAAATGTTCATAAAGTAACATTTGACATTGAAACAACTGCATTGAGATTTCAAATTGGTAGGGTTTTCTTAATTGGTGTTAGGGATAACAGGGGATTTGAAACAATACTCGAAGCTGAAAAGCTGAACGATGATGAAGCCGAAATCAAGTTAATTCAGGATTTTTTCAATTTAATTGATTATCTGAAACCTGCGGTTATTTCCGGGTATAACTCAGAAATGTTTGACTTTGAGTTCCTTCTTGGCAGGGCAAAGCTTTTGAATATGGATTTGACCAAGATTCCGATGGGTCTTAAAAAAGGAAGTCAAATAAAAAGAAGAGGAAACACTTCTGTTAAATATGGTAACACTGCTGATAAGTATACTGCAACTGAAATGTGGGGATATTCAATCATAGATATTCTACATGCAGCAAAGAAAACTGCAGCAGTTAATACCGAAGTCAAAGCAACTGGTTTGAAATATATTGCAAAACACGAAAAAGTTGCAAAACCAAACAGAACTTACATTAAAGGCGAAGATTTTTCAATTGGTAGGTATTATCATGAAAATAAAATGTTCATGATAAACGATAAGAATGAATATATTCAAGTGCCTGACGAATATCAAGAAGTCACCAAGAAATTACACATACTTCAAGCAAACAAAGATAAGTTTGGTGAAGATGAGTATAAGAGGACAAGAAAAAATTATCTCGATGGGACACCTAATTTCTATGAGTGGTTTAAGAAAGAAGCACTTCCAAATGGCATGACATCATTTATTGGTGGTAAAAGGCTTGTAAAACAATATCTTCTCGATGACCTTTGGGAAACAGAACAGGTTGATGAATTGTACAATCAATCATCATTTATGTTGGCTAAAATTGTTCCCACCACATATCAACGTGTTTGTACTATGGGTACTGCAGCCATATGGAACTTGCTTATGACAGCATGGAGTTATGAAAATGATTTAGCAATTCCGGTGTGCGATAAAACTGAAAGATTTTCAGGTGGCTTGGCAAGATGTTATAAAACCGGATACACAAAGAGAATTATAAAAATTGACTATGCTTCTCTTTATCCTATGATTCAGCTTACAGACAATGTTTTCCCAATCTTCGATATTACGGGTGTTATAAAGAAAATGCTCTTGTATTTAACAACCACTCGTAACATATATAAGAAGCTGGCAAATAGCACTGAATTGAACAAAGAAGAGGTTTCTCTTTTGAGGGAAATCGACCCTGAAACACACGTCAAATACTTAAATAAGGAACTGACGGTTGCCAACATTGCAATGTTTAAAATAAAACAGTTACCTATAAAAATCTTGAACAACTCGTTGTTCGGTGCATTGGGTTCTGCAATATCATTTAACTGGTCAGATAACGTTTGTGCTGCTCGTATTACTTGTACTGGTAGGCTACATTTACGTCATGCAATAACATGGTTTAGTAAATTTGGATGTGTTGCATTACTTGCTGTTACTGACGGTATTAACTTCCACTTCCCAGAAAAAACAAAGATTAGAATCACCAATGAGGGCGTATTTGAGGGTGAAACTGAAGGATTGATTGAGGATATGTGGCAATATGATGGTCAAAAGGGTATTAAAGCACTTATCGCCAAGTATAATAAGGAAGAAATGAAACCACCATTTATGTCAGTGGATGATGATGGCGAATCAATTTCATGCCTTAACCTTTCACGTATTAACTACGCAACACTTTCACTTGCCAAGGATAAGAAAACCGGGGAGATGAAAGAAAAGATTAAATTAACCGGAAACACCATCAAATCGAAAATAATGCCGGAATATATTGAGGAATTTATTGATAAGGGTTTGAATATGATTCTTCATGGTCAGGGTAAAGAATTTGTTGACTACTATTATGACTATTGTGACAATATTCGTTATATGCAAATTCCTTTAAAGAAAATTGCAAGTAAGAGTAAAGTTAAGGTGAGTATTAATGCATACATGAAAAGAGGTAACGATAAGAATGGTAGGGAAAAGGGTATGCAAGCACATATGGAATTGCTTAAACGTCAGCGTGAAGAAGTTGCCGAACAGTTGTTCCAAAAACATAAAAATGAACTGGTTATATTGAAATCTGAAGATAGTTTAAAACCGGAAGATAAGGTAAAATTAGTTGCGAATTATATGCCACCTGAACCTGAATTGGATAGTGTTGTTTATTACGTCAATACTGGTACAAAGAAATCACATGGTGATGCAAAAAAAGAAGCCGATGGTACTGTTTTATTACGTTGTAAGCTAATCAGTAATGAAGATTTACAAGAAAATCCAAATATGACTGGTGAATATAACTATGAAAAGTATTTGGATGCTTTTAATAAGAGAGTTGAAACACTTTTGGTTGGCTTTGACCCAGAGATACGTAAGAAAATACTCGTTAAACTTGATAAGGAAGGTAATCTCGTTAAAGGTAGTTTCACATCATATGATTTAGAATTGAGAAACTTCAATGAAGACGATTTTGATAGTTCAATGTATCTTGAAGAATTGGAAGTTGGTTTCTGGAATAAAACCGGATATGACCCAAGATTAGTATGGGATGGTTTTAAAATGTATGATGACGATAAGGTATATTTTGAAATATATGAAAATGCGTTGAATTTCCTTAATGAAAAAATGACTGCAATCAATAAGCCACGTATTAAATCAATCAATTCACAATATGAAAAGGGTGATTTGGTTTTAATTAAAGATGGTAGTTCATATCATGTGGGCGCATTTAATGGTACATTCATTGAAATAGTTAGACCGGATGTACAAGTTCCGAAAAGTGAAATTGAATTAGAGCTTGATAGGAAAAGAGAAGAGCAGGAAAAGAAACTGAAAGAACTTGAAATGTCCGAACTTGTAAGTAAATCAGATAAAGATTTATATTTGGAAGCACAGGCAAAAAAGAGAAGTGCATATTTCGAAACTTTCAAGAAAAAGCATGGCATTCCTGATAAGTTTTCGATGGATGTTTTATTTAAAGAAGTTCCAAAATTGGCTGAAGCATTTGATGATTTTGTTAACGAACAAGAAGGTGCGTTGGAAGCAGAAGCTGACGAGCAATTCGACCCGGAATCGGAATATTTTAATAGCATGAGTGAAGATGGCGATGATGATTAACGCATTGATAAGTATTTATATTAAAATATGCCGACATGAAAATAAAAAAGAAAGAATTGTTTGAGGTTATTGATTCAAACGGTGATTTGATTGGAAAAAATGATGTTCCAGAAACTGGCGCAGATAAAGAAACTCAAGCAAATAATACTACTGATTATAACGTGAAGGTTGGTACGCAGCCTTTTAGATATGACATGCTTGGTCGCTTTGGATTTACCTTGTTGCCATTTTTTGAGGGCAAAGAATATAATAAAGGTCAACAGGAATTTATAAATGACTTAGCTAAGTTAATGTATGACAAATACATGGAAACCTTAGAGTATTATTATCGCAATCCCAATAAATTAAAATCAGATTTCAGAATGCATTCTGAGCATGATTTTGAAAGTCAACCTGAAGATAGGAAAAAAATGGATTTTGAGTGGGCAAGAAAGGTTGCCGATTTAGTTCAGAAACATTTTGAAAAAGCATTTGAAGAACCCAAACAAATTGATGAGGGTGCTGTTGCTGAAGACAAAATGATAGATAAAAAAAATGAGGATGAAATTTCCAATAAAGGCGAAGACAAAGAAGTGCAAAATAAACAAGTTGAAAAGATTGCTGGTTTAATCAATAAAAAATTTGATAAACAAGCAATTGATAAGTTAATAAATTTGTTGGAAAGAGATAATGGCTAATCAGGAATTATACAATAAAACGTATTCTGTGCCCTCTGCCGTGTTAAGTCACATTCAGTCGGTACTTGTATCCACCCCACAGGGAAATGGTGTTAAACGAGCTAAATTTATCGTTAAAAACGGTCATTTAACATACCAAGAACTCAAAAGATTGAAGAACTATTTTGATTACTTTAATCCACAAACACAAAGTAGTGCAGAATATGAACTTGCTGGTGGTAAATTAATGAAAGATTTTGTTGAAAGAACTTTAAATTCAGAAAGAAGTGGCGTTGAAAGGTCAAAACAATTAAGACAGGACATCAACACAAATCCAAATTCAGAATTAAAACCATATCAAACACCGAGATTAACGGAAGCGAAAGAAGATTTAAAAAAAAACGCAGTTGCAGTAATTGTAAATAATGACAATAAGATATTACTATTAAAGCGTGCTGATGAGCCAAAAATGTGGCAACCAAACAAATGGGCACTTGTCGGTGGTGGAATAGAAAAGGGTGAAACACCTGAAAAGGCGTGCAAGAGAGAAATAAAAGAGGAAACTGGTTTGGAAGTTGAAAAGTTGGTCGATGCATTCACAATACAAAGACATAAAGACAGCATTGAGCACTTATTTGCTTGTAGATACGATGGTGAACCGACTGATGTGACATTAAATGGTGAGAATACAAAATATGGATGGTTTGGTGCAGAAGAAATTAAATTTTTGGATACTGTTCCACATTTAATGGAGTATATTGTGCTCACATTTAAAAATTACGATGAGTAGGTATTTATAAAAAATAATATTTAAATTAAAACACAAAACAATGAGTAGATTAGAAGATATTAGCTTACCGTTCAGGAAAAAAGCAATCGCCAGAAACGACTACGATGAAAACGATAAATATGAAGTTGGACATCCCGATGCGTTATCAACTGGTGATGAAAACGGTAAAGGTGAAATGAATGGTCAGGTTGGTGGTGCAACAGATATCAAAACCAGAGAGAAATCAATGGCAAGAAACAAATTCAATAGAAACAGAGAATATAACGATGCCACAGCATAATGCAATTTGAGAACAAAATATTACGTGAAGGTATTAGGTTGTTTCGTACACTTTTAAATGAAGGTGTGGGAGAGCAACCTATTATTGATGCTATTCAAAAGCATGAATACCTTTATATTTACTATACTGGCGATGATTCCAATAAGATGGGATATCGCACAATAAGACCATATGTTCTTGGTACATCAAAAGCAGGTAATCTTGTTTTAAGGGCATGGCAGGACAATCCAAAAAATAGCTCTGATTTTGAGAACAGACCGACACGTAGAGACAGTTTTCAACATGATTATTGGACTGATGAACAGGGCGCAAAACCCGGTTGGAGAATGTTTCGTGTCGATAAGATATCAAAAGTCTATCCAACAGGAAAAAGGTTTCATGATGAAAACAATTTGGTAATGATACCAACTGGATATCATGAAGGTGGTGATGCGGACATGAGTGGTATTGTTGCTTATGTTTCAACAAAAAAAGAACCTGATTTCGACTATAAATACGATAAGGAATTCCGTGGTCAGGAAGTGCCAAGGGGTGATATGCGCAGACAAAAATGGGACAGCATTAGACGTGGTAATAAGGCAAAGAGAAAAATTACAGCAGATGATGTCAAAAAATTGCGTGATATTGCAAGTAATGTGTATAAGAAAAATCGTGGTAATTTGTTGGTTGTAATTGACGATAAAAATAATTTCCAGTTGATTGATATAAAAGATAAAGACAGAGAAAGAATTCCAGATACTGCAATTGTTGGTAGTTTGCCTAACTTGTATGATACACTTGTAAAAGGAACTGCACCTGCCGATGACAGATTCTTTAAAGACACTTTAAATAAAACACAGGGTGAATTAAATAAAAGTGTTGTAAAAGAGACAGAATTACCGACAATTCCGTTTGAAAGAAAGACTTTTTTCAAACAATAGAGTATTTATTATAAAAATTAATAAAATTTTATAAAATGGCAGAAAAACCTAATTTAAATAAGCTCAAAGACGAAATTAATACTCGTAAAAAGCAAAGAAACATGACACCTTCTTCTTTGGGTGAAAATGTTGGTGCTGGTGTTGCACCAAGAGATGTTTTCTTAAACGGCTTACTTGAAGCGTATCGTTCAGGCAGAGAAACTGCGTCAACAAATTTAGTTAAAACTGTTGACATTAAGGTGGCTGAAAAGAAAGGCGAAACACCGAAAATGAACGCTCCACGTACAGTGCCAAGACAAGCACCACAGCATCCACAAGCTATTAATGAAATAGCTGAAGTTGACATGATGCCTGAAAGAGATGACCAGATGTATCGTGATTTTCAATCTAAAAATCAGACATTGGCTGAATCAATGCAGCAATATATAAATGCTCCAACAGTTGGTGCACCGATGAGAAATCAACCCCCACAGGGATATGCACAACAACCAGTCCAGATTAATGAAACGTTTATTAATGAAAATATTAAAAAAGCGGTGAATGGCTATCTTGCAGAAAGCTTAGAACCAATAATTCAAGAAGCTTTTAGAGATACTATCATTGAAATGTATGCGGTGGAAAGGATAAAAGAAGTACTGCATGAGAATAAAGAAATGATAAAAGGGTTGGTGATTGAAGTAATCAAAGAAATTCAAGCAAGAAACAAACAAGCTAAAGGGTAATAAGAATTACCCTTTTTTTATTCCATTTTTATCGTTAAGTTTGTATTTATGAATATACTATAAATTCAGATGGCAAATTATAAACTTTACGAATATTTTGGTGATGCCAGTGGTAATGATGATTTCCTTTCAGATATTGGTAATACTGAAGAAGTAAGATATGGAATGTGGGCATGGACACCCTATGGTGTTAGTGACGGCACTGGTGTGGTTAATGAAAATGTTTTTACAAAATCAGATTCATTACAATGGCATATTCCAAATAATATGGAATATGCCGGAAAAATGGCAAACGCTGCTGCAGGAAAACTTAACATTCGTATTGGTAAATATCTTGGTAAGGGCGCAAATGGAATTGCATATGAAATTGATAATGAAAGAATATTTAAGCTAACAACCGATGTTGGTGAAGCAGATGCTGCATCAAAATTAATCAGGGCAAAGCCTCAATATCTTGCAAAAGTATTTGGTTTATATAAAATTGTTGATACTGAAAACGAAAAACAATTATCAGCATTTGCAATAATTCAAGAAAATATTCAAGATAAACCCAAATCAAGATTTTCTGAACTTGAAAACATTATTAATATAATTAAACCAAATGGTAACGAATTTCATGAAATTTTATTTATTTTAATTAAACCCAATAAGTTTAATCAAGAATTTATTGTTGATGCAGCAAATAAAATTTTAACTGGCAACCCAGAAGCCAACATATCAGAACAAGTTAGGAAAGAGGCGTATAACTATCTCATGGGATTACTCAATATCAGAAATGAATTAATTCAATTTGGAATTAAATCAACCGATTATGTTGAAAAAGGAAATCTTGGATATAAAGATGGTGTGTTAAAATATTTTGATTATGGTGGTTATTTTGGTGTCACAGAACCTAACATTGGAAATAATGTAATTTATCTGCCTGAAGATGGGACTTCAAAATTTTCAACAGATAATGCATTGGGTCAAGATGAATTCCCCGTATATAATCAGAACGATACTTCGCCATTGACAGACAATAATATTCCAACAACAAATGAGGATTTGGAATATCATCATGCAAGCGATGCAACTAAGGACGAATTTGTTGTTGATGAGGGAAGAAAAAAAGCGTGGATGCCGGGGGCACAAGCAGTTGCAGTAAAAAAGAAATGTCAATTAGGTGGTTTGGGTAATACCAGTGCTGCATGTAATCAGGGCGATATTCGTAATTTGGAATTAAGCAAAATAGTTGAAGACGTTATATATAATTTTGTTAATGAAAACGAAATATTTTCTGGTAAAGCATATCGTGTTGAATCTTATTTAATGATTGGTGGTAAAACTGCTGGTGATGTTGTTAGATATGAGAGAGATGAATTAGAAAATGTTGATGATTTTGCGCATATTACTGATGAAAAATTGGCTGAACTTGACAAATATCCTGCAAGAAATATTATTTGGGTTACGAAGACATTTGAAGATGCAAAAAGGTATTCAAACGAGCCTGATTTTTCTGATATTAGCGAGTTTGATTTAACTGGTGAGGTTATTGCAGAGGATGGCGATGGTGGATATCTGGTTTTCACCAAAAGAAATTCATTAAATGAAGAACGTGTTTCATTCAATAAAGATTTTTGGGGTTGGATTTCACCGGATGATAGATTAATACAAGTGCCAAAATTGAAACATGCTGGCTATATTCTAACGCAATATAAAAACGAACCGTATGGATGGGACATCGAGAGAGTTTTTAATAAAGCGTTAGAAGATGGCTGGGTTAGAGTAACTTATGAATATTATTC